GCTCCTGGTACATACGGAGCGTCCGGTTGACGGCATCCAGGTTGGTTTGGATATCGATCATGTGACCTCGCACTCGCAAATCCAGCCAAAGCCGTTCCATTGACTTTTCTGGATGCGATGCAGCTTTGTGCCTGAACTGTCGGTGATCAGTTCGCCCGCTTTTGGCGCGGTCAGGATTGATGCTGGGAGCATGACGCTCGACATGTTGCGCGCGGTGAAGTCGGGCCGCCCCGTCGGCAGGGAAGGCGGCGCGACGGCCCGGTTCAGGAGGGCGGTAACAGTGGCCCCTCGAAAGGTCACGGTTTCCGGAGCGGCCCCGTATAGTGAGGTAAGCCCGGCCCCAAGAGCGATGTCGACCGCGTGAGGCATGTGCAGCGCTTAGGACAGCACGCTCAGCGTCATCGAGACGCCGGTGTTGTCTCCACCCCCGGTCAACACGGCGATATTGGCCTGGAGGTATCGCTTGCATGTGCTCGGCAACCGCACCTTGCGGGTCGTGGCTGCGGCCCCATTACCAGTGCCGCCGGTGATGACCAGGCTGGCGAGCTCCTCGACGTCGGCATAGCTCGAGTCGTCGGCGCTGTCCTGGAGCTTGATCGTCACCGTTTTGGCTTCGACCAGGGCAGGCAGGGCCGGGACGGCGATCTCGACCTCGATGGTCTCAAGCGAGGCCGGCGCGGTTGCTCCCAGGTCGATGGTGCTGGTGTTGTGGTTAGCGGCCGCGGCCGGCAATGCTTTGGTGACGGTCAGGGCGGCATCTCGAACTTGTCGTGTGCTCATTTGGATCCTTTGATGGGTTACGATTCAATCGCGTCGGTATTCAGGATCGAGTCTGTCGGGTAGATCGGGATCCCAAATGCGCTGTCAGGGGCGGGAGCAACCAGCTCCATGGCGCCCGTGGCTTTGGTGGTGGGACCGGTGTTGATGACAACCGTCCGCGAGGCCTGGAGCTGTCGGAGGCTCCGGCGGCTCATGAAGAGCGCATCCGGCATTTGACCGACGGGGAAGAGCGCTAGCAGCTCGGCGATTTTGGCGTCCGTGCATGTCTTTCCCGAGTCCGCGGTGACGTTGCACATGCGGCCAACACAATAGGCATTGGCGAGTTGGAGCCCGACCCAGCAGGTGAGCCCGGCGGTCCAGGCCATGTACTCTTTGTTGTTCGAGTCCAGAACTTGCTGCTGGACCCAATCGCCCAGCTCGAAGCTCTGGCCATTGCCGAGAATCAATTGCGTGTCTTGCGGCCCGAATTTCACGGCGTAGACGCTCGAGGCGGTCGTTGCCGTGGTTCCGGCGGCATTGTAGGTCATGGATCCACCCTTTGGCGTGAACGCCTTGACCCCCGGGAATCCCTTGGCATCGGTGGTCACACCGTACCAGATCTGTTTGCCGATCTCAATCAGGGCGGACTTCATCACGCCCGAGGCCTCGATCAGCTTGAGCGCCTCCGGTCCGTCCTCGTATGCGTTGGCAACGGCGACATCGACCTTGATCGACGACCGGAGGATGTAGGTCTCGATCAGCTCGTCCCTGAAGGACGATTTGCTCGCGGTCACGCCTTCGTTGGCGCCCGTGAATTCGACCGTGGGCAGAGCGGTACGCACAGCGGTCTTATACGAGGTGCCCCGGATCGTGCGAGCGGGGAACTGCGCGACTTCGGGCGCGTAAGTGAGATTTTCTTCGATGAGGCCAACGACCGGGTCTTTCCCGTTCAGCTTGGCGATGTCCAACAGGTTCAGGTTACTCATAGGTTGTCCTTGTTATTGGTTCTGAGATTTGGCGGCGGCGGCGGCGAGCAGACGGGCGAGACCCTTGAGCTCTGGCTTCTTCGTCCCCTCCGGCAACTGAGATGGCGGGATCCCCCGGGCGCTGGGAGGCTTCGGCGGCTCGATGGCGTCGAGCAACTCTTGCGCTTGCGGGTCAGCCAGGAGTGCCTGGACCCACTTGTCTTTGATCTCGGCCTTGATCCGACCGGAGCTGATGGCTGCCTGGACTGTCGTTTCGACCCGGGCCTTCTCGGCCTCGGCGAGTTTGGCCTGGGCGCCATCGTGGGCGGCCTGGACCTCGTTTAACTTGGCCTGCGCGGTTTCGAGGTCCGTTCGCATTTTAGCGAAAGCGGCCCGGACTGCCGAGGCAGCGTCTTCGTCTGATGCCTCGGCGGAAGCCAGGATTTGTGCTTCGACCAAAGCGGCTAGGAGTTTTTCCATAGCGTTTTTCCTTTGTTGGTTGTTGTCTCCGCCGGCTTTGGCGGCAATTTTTTCAATGGTCTGAAACGCTGGCGTGTTCACCAGCGATCCAATCGGACCGAGATCGGGCAAGGCTGCAATGGTCCCATCGTCTGAAAGAATGAACTCGGGAGAAAAGTAGGAGTAATTGCGTCCACGAACCGCTTCAGCCCCCGAATCCGTCCAGCTTACTTCCAGCCGGATTCCATCGTCCCAGAAAATGCGGATCGGAATGGCTGCGGCCTCGTTGCCTTTGTGATCGAAGTCGACGTAAGGGCGGCTTTGCTCGCCTTTCGATGACTTTTCGAGTTGCGACTGCAGTTGCGCGTCGAGGCGTGGCGCGTCCTCTGGCACGCAACTCACAGTCACTTCCTGCACTATATCCCCGACCAGGGCGACAATCGTATGCGCCCCCGATGGCATCCACTCGATGGATTGTGGCAGCGGCCATGCGGCGGCATCGGTCACATCAGCCCCCGGGCCTAGTATCTCTGGCAAAAAGGCACGGATCTTCATTGGTGTTCCTCTTCGTTTTGCTGCGTGGCGCCTGGCGCAACATCCGATGTCTCGAGGCGCAATAGGCGCGTGAATTCATCGAGGGTGAGCCCGGCCCCCTGGAGAAGAGCGCGGCGCTCGACGGCTTCGGCGACCACTTGTCGGTCTTGGTCGGATGGATCGAGACCGTATCGGCTCCAATACTCCTCCCGGGTCAGAAGGCCCATCTTGACGTCCTCGCGGTCTTGCTGCGCCTCCCGGCCTGAATCGACCGTGATCGCTTTGGGTGTCTGCCAGCGAACCCGATCCCACCCTTCTGGCGCCTTGGGTAATGCTCCGGTTTCCACGTCGGCGGCGACCATGTGGTTTCTGATGCGAGTGAATTGCTCAGCCAACTTGAGCTGGTAGCGTTCGATGACCCGTTGAGCGGTGGCAAGATCACGTCGAGTATCTGCTCCCCCGACCTTCATCTGCAAAAAGACCGACGGCGGCAGCCCGGATGCCAGGCATATCGTCTGGGTCAGAAACTCCATGAATCCGGCCCATGCAGGGGATGGGCGGGTCGAAACATAGGGCGTGTATTGATCGCCTGCCTTGATGACCTTCGCCTCCGGCCCGATGATCGACCGGTAATAGTCGGACCGGTCCACGTCGTCGGCCCCAGCAATGGTGCCTCGGAGGATCGATTCGTCGTCCAGCTCGCCCGTGGCAGTGGTGATGATGTCCGTCTTTGCGCTCGCGTCTTTGACGGCTGCCTTTTCGAGCCCCAGGATGTCTTCGACGTCTCGGGCAGTGTTGAGCATGGACGCGAGTAGGCTGACCCCTCGATATTGAGCCGGGCGCTCCGGGAACCAGTGGAGGACGGCCATATCAGCGGGGACCTTTTTCCCGTCCGTGAAGACGTAGTAGGTGACCTGGCCTTTGGCATTGGTTGTCACCCCGTCCTTGGTGTTTGCCGGCAGGATGGCAGTCGAAACATATTGCGAATCGACGTTGTGGGACTCGAACAGCCTGAGCCTGAGCCCTTCATCGTCATCGACGTAGACGGTCAGGCAATCGCCGGCGACCATTGCGCAGCGGCAAACCTGCTCGGTGTAGACCGGCCAGGAAAGACCGCTTAGGTATTCGATGCTGCTCGACAGCTCTGCCCAGCGCGCGTTGGCGGCGGTGTTCCATGTCGGATCGGTCGAGGCGGCGATGGGCCTGATCCCGGATCCGATGATGTAGGTGACCAGGCGCTCGATCAGGCTGCGGATGAATGGGGAATTCTGGTAAAGATGCCATCCTAGACGCGCGAGTTCATGGCGGGTGTACCGATCCGCGTCCAGTCTGGCATCTCGGAGCGTCGAGGGGATGGTGCTGCGGTAGTTGTTCGATGTCGCGGCCTCGTATCTGGCCCGGACGATCTCCCGGCGAGCTGGGCGGCCATTGGGCGCTAGCACCATCTGGAGGGCTGTCTTGAGTCGAGCGTGTCGCATGTCGGTCGGCTAGTTGGTCCGCAGGCTCGCGAACTCGGATCGGATCGATCTGGCCCCGCGGCGGATCGGATCCTCAATGTGCTCGAGCATGTGAGCATAGATTTGGGCGTCACTCGGCGCTCCTCCGAGCATGGATGCGGAAAGCGAGTATCGGCGCAGAGCCCAGGCGATCAGCTCAATCGTTTCGG